CCCCCACAAACCCAGAAGGAGAGCATCATGCTCAAAGAAATCACAACAACTTACTCTGGCGAGTTTCACGCATTCGCCGTTTTGACTGACACATTTGAGCAGGCATATGTGCCAAACTCGGTCGTGTCGTCCATTAATCTCGAGGTCGGCCGCACATACCGCGCCGGCGTCGTTGAAAACCGCCACGACCCAAAAGGTCAGACGCCGTGGTTTGTTACGTTCATCGAGCCTCAAGTCGAGGAGGAGCTGACGGCTCCAGAGATAACAACCTCTGAAATTGTTCGCGCTGCTATGATCCACTTCCAAGAACCTTTTCTGGCGGCGGAGTTAGCTGACGTTGCTGGCATCGGAACCAAGGAGGCCGGGGCTGCTCTAAACAATATGTTTACAAGTGGTGAGGTGTCGTGCGCTAAAATATACAAGACAGGCGGCCAGTCCAAGGCGTCGCAAACGGTCTGGTGCACCGACGTGCGGAAGCTCTTAAAATGATGCCGACGAAACAAGACTGGGCGATCCTGATCGCTTGGACATCACTGTGCGGGCTGTTGATCGCCTGCACCGTGACCGCTAATAACGAAGAACCAATGCGCCCCAAGGCGCGTCCAACACACTGGGAGACCACACATGACTAAACTAACTCGCGCTGAAGTCTTAGACACAGCAAAGGAATACGTCACCAAAGATCGCGCAGACGATCACGGCGACATGGAGGACAACTTCATGACCATCGCCGCATTCTGGGGAGAATATCTTGGCCGTGAGATATCCCCATCTCAAGTGGGCATCATGATGGTGCTACTGAAGGCCGCTAGAACCAAGTCGAACCCAAAACACGCCGACAACTACATCGACGCCGCCGGATACGCCGCCTGCGCCGCGGAGTGCGTCACATGATGGACGAGTGGATCTGGACAGACCCGAAGCGGCTGGCTTGCCCAGAGTGCCACGGGGAGGGCACTCAGGAGGAGACCAGCTTCCTGATGCAGTCGTCGACCCGAGACATCGGGGAGCCAGTTATCGAAACCGTGCCGTGCGAACATTGCGGCGGGCTGGGTGAAGTTGACCCGCCAGAAGACGAGGAGGACGATGATGCCGAGCCCGTATGATAGACGCGAAATGGTGCGGATCATCCGCGGGTGCGCGGAGTTCGGAATGTGTAACATCGAGATCGCTCGATATCTGAATGTTTCAGCATCGACTGTGCACAGCGCAGTCACAGAATTTAATATTGATATAGTGAAGAGGAGCGGCGGTCGTGGACACAAAAGTCGACAAATTATTGAGCCGGATCGAGCGGGTGACGTTGGTCCTGATGGAGCGCAGCAAGTTGCGCGGCCAACCATACGTCCATCAGACAGCGGAGGAGCTATCGTCGTTGCTCGAGGCGTTGAGGCGAGCTTTAAAGGATCCAGAGCTTTGACACCGCACCAGAAGTTGCTTCAAAAGCTAAAAGGCGTGACGGACATCAAGGTGGCGCGTGAGATCAAGCTGGGCCACGACATGCTCGAGTTTGAGAAGCGCATGCACATGGAGCAGCCGGAGAAACGTGGGCCGCTCCCAGTGGCGGAGCGTCGGTCGTATAAGGAGACGCACCGCAAAGCCGGCGTTGAGGCTGAGGAGCGCGCTGAGCGCGTCATACGAGACATAGATCGCCTCATGGGTATGCTGGACGATGATTTCGTGTTTACCGCCGCGGAGGCCGCCGCCATGCTTGACGAAAGCGTGCCGCGGGCTGCGTGTTATGTAAAGCGGATGTGGGAGGAGGGCAAGTTGCACCGCCGCCGTGAGTTTATCCACATCGAGGGGCGCGCAAAGAAGCAGTGGCGCTGGATGTTCTCAAAAACGCCGTTTACGTTTGATGACTGCTTCGAGGAGGTGTTGGAATGAGTGACCAAGATCATGCCAACGCTCTCTCATAAAAAGACCCCCGACGGACAAACTGGATGAAAAACCGTCGAGGGTCAGTTGGGCAGCGCGGGAGGATGCGCTCGTAGGCCAGGCCTATTGCTCACGTTAAGGTTGCTCTGTCGGCACGTCAAGCATGCCCTCATCAAGTTCACAGCCCAGCGCCATGTATTAAGATCGTGCGGGTGGCCGTTGATATTTTAAAAGTTTGGCGCTTTTTGGTAGCAACGTCACCCGAGGCAAACAACCGTCCATTCCCGTGGTAAGTCGATTTTACTTGTGATGATAGCCACCCGCTCAGATCTTCTATTCAAGTCCGGTCTGGGGCGCAAGATATTATTTGAAGCTGTCGAGCACTTTTTGCATCGACGGCTTTTCGCTTAAAAACTTTTTGGCTGTTATATATGTCATGTTGTTGGAGATCTCATCACCGCGGCGGAAGATTACAACACCAAGATCAATGGCCACAAACGCGAAGACATCTGACGCCTCTGCGCCCCTCTTGGGCGTGTAGAATTTGTAGCTTTGACTGTTGTCTTGTCTTTTGCTGGCGGTCTTAACCTGCAAGGTGAGAGTGCGTGTATCCGTCTGTATATACGCGTCGTGGTCCTTGATTTGGCACAACGTGCAAGAGTAGCCAGCAAGGGATAGGTGGGCGAGAGCTAAATGCTCCCCCGCCCGGCCTACCGCAGCGCTGGCTTTCTGGTCTTGTGCAGGCACTTGCTTAGGTTAAAAGCCAAGTGTGGATTTTCCGGGTCTGGTTAATGCGATCCTCAAGCCCGTGGTATCCGCCATTCACTCGGCGAGTGATCCGCTTTATAGTGTCATCACTTACACCGTCATCAGCAATGGCGAACAAACCATTCTTCTGGAAAAACCATAGGGCTGTCTCAAAAGCATACTCGTCAGCTAGCTTTGACGGATACTCCAGCACCTCCGGCAAATTCATGTCAGCCGCAAATGCCTTGACGTTCGATTTGCCCGTCAATTGCAAGAAACCTTTTCCGGCAAACGCAAAGCCGTCACCACTGGCCTCATCTCCATTGCCCATGCGACTAGAGTAAACCTTGTTTGCGAGACCTTGCGGGTTCTTGGCATATGGCTCTGCGCTTTCGACGGTCGGAAAGCGTGACGGCCAGACAGCCTGTATGCGCTCGGGCGTTGAGTAATACAGACCCTCAGTTGTGCGCTTAAAACCGCCGCTCTCGTGGTGAGATTGACCCAGAAGATGCGCGCCACGATTGGGCGACAACTCGTAATGCTTGGCTATGGCTCGCGCCGTGTTCGGGCCGAAACTTCCGTCAGCCGTTACTCCAATTTTCATCTGGAGTAGTTTCATTGCTTCACTCATGTTGTCCTCTTTTTAGGCGCAGGTTTAGGTTTTTTCTTAGCTGTCTTCGCGGCCGCTTTAAATGCACCGGCCGTTGGCGCTCCCGGCGCACCGGGATTGCGCATTTTCTCTCCACTTCCGGCCTTAATGCGCGCACGCTTTTTAGCAATGTTTGAATACAGTCCCATTTCATTAACTCCTCTTCGATTTGGTGCCGGAGCATTTCCAGCGCTTGCGTGACAGGTTGAGCGGGCTGTTTGGATCTTTAGCCGCCTTGGGAAACTTTTTCTTCTGCGCCGCAGATCGCGCGCAATACGCGTCACCTTTTGACGTGCCGGGCTTGACGCGAGGGCCACCGCCCTTCGCCTTACCGGCTTGGCCATAGCTGACCTTCTTGCCGCTGGATGTAACTTTAACTCGGGCTTTGCCCTTCGATGGTGTAGCCATTATTTCGTTAACCCCTGTTTCTTTTCGTAACTTCTCAAGCCGCCAAGCCCAAGCATGCCCATCATAACAGTCATTAAGCTGCCCATGTCAAATGACGGAAGCTCTGGTATTTCCACACCCGCAGTGGTTACGCCAAACACAATAAACGGCTGCAACACGAAGTGGTATGCAAAAGCAACGCCGCAAACCCATCCGATAAATGGACGCCAGCCGCCCTTGAACACTGAGCCAGATGCCGCCTCGGCCTTATTGATCTCTAGCTGACCCTTTGCCAGCTCCTGAGCGTGACGCTCAGACATGGTTGCGATCTCGTGGGCGAGTGCCGCCTTCTGGTCCTTATCCTCAATGAACTTATCCAAGATGCCCGTCACGGGGCCAATGAGAGCCTGCAACATGGTTAATCCTTTTTCGCTTGATAGGCATTGGCCCCGAAGAACGCGCCCAAGATTAAGCTGGTCGCCGGGAAGTAGATCGTGGCCATTGACCCGAGGATGTCAGAGGCGGCATCCAAGCCGAGATAACTGGAAACGATCACAAAGAATGGATATCCCAGCATCCCAGCCAGCACCCACCAGATCATCTTGCGAGACTGGTCGCGCTGGGCGTTGTCATCCTCAATGCGCATGCGTCGATCCTCAAGTATCATCGCCTTCTCTTCCGGGTCGATCACGCCGTTGCCGTTTAGGTCATAGTCGCTCATGGCGGCCTCCTATCTAATTGGATTTTTCACTAGGTCATCAAAAGCCTTCCACAGGTCTTCGATTTCCATGTCATATGTTTCGAGCTTGTCACCAATGCCATCAGTTACAGTTGCGCCCTTCTCAACTGTTGAACGCAGATCCATGAGCGTGCGCTGCTGCTCAAGAATGTTGGTCATCTGCGTGCTGATTTGCGTGAGCTGAGTGTTCAGCCCAGCCACGTTATTTTGCGTCAACGTCTGCTCAATGGCTTGTATTCGCGAAGTCGCGTCCAGCACCTCGATTACAGACGCCTCTAATCCATTGAACCTAGAAATCGCGTCATAGCCATACCAAATGCCGCCGCTAAGGCTAGATAACAGAGGCACAGCAGCAGCAATGTACCAACCTCGAAGCGTAAACCCGCCAGCTTTGATTTCAACGTCTTCCATTTACGGCTGGCCATATAGATTTTGGGCATGGTCGTACAACTCGTCTGCGGTTTTATTGTTTGAAGTCGTGTATTGCGTCCAGCCTGTACCTTCACCTTGGTCACCCCAAGTAATGATGTACTCGTTGGTGTCGAATACAAAATCAACAGATGTGTACTCGCCAATTACAATGTTATTGTCAGCAACGTATGTGTCGATGCTGTTAGTAAGAGCTGTGTTTTGACTTGCTGCAAAGAACGCGCCAGAGATCTGAGCCATGCCGCTGACTGCACTCAATGCTTGATTGTATGTATCAACATGGTCTTGGGTAATCGTGGTGTTTGCTAAAACCTCTTGCAGGGCCAGTCCTTCTGGCCTTGTGTCAGCCGTAGCCGCCATTTCAGACACCACAGACACAGTCATCAATGCGGCGCTTGCCTCTGCCAGCTCATCAACGCTCATGCCAAGCTCAAGCATCGCGGAGGCATACTCTGCATCAAATAGCTCAGACGCAGTTTCAGCTTCCGAAAAGTCCATGGCCAGCACAAGGTCAACTGACGCTTGATAATTCGCCAGCATTTCATTGGTTACGATAGCTTCATCCAGACTGTTGTTCGCAATGATCTGGCCTGCCCCTGCCATATCAGTCGCTGCGTAAGCCATCAGAGCCGCCAGCTCCACTTGCTGCTGGATCACTGTCGCCGCGTCCTGAAGGTCGCCCACTTCCGTTGTTTGTTGAGCGTGTGCGCCGGAAACGCTCAGAGAGAGTAGGGCGATTGTTGTCAGCCGTTTGAACATTTGGCAGTTCCTTTAAGTCCATTCTGAGAAACGCATCCCAGAAGCTCTGATCTTGTGCGTATCCTACCACATAAATCTCGGGATTTAAACGCATGGCCTCATATGCGTCTCGGCCTGTCAAAATTCGCGCTTCAGTTACACTATAGATAGGGCAGGGCGTAGATGACATGGCCATTGCCTTAAATACATGAGGCGCGGCGCACATCACTGACAGGCCGCTAATCTGCAAGCCAAGGCCGTGCGGCTGCGGTTGGCCCATGAGGCGAGCATCTTTGCGGCGATTGCACTCCGGGTCTTGCTCCATGTTGCCCTGCGCAAATCCAAACAAACTGACTTGTATGCCGCTGGTCTTGGGCATGAGGCAGCTATCTTGACCCCCAGCCCCCATCACAGTGGGCGCGGCGGCTGTCGGAGGCGGCTGCGAGCCGGGAGAGCTGCCGGGACCATTGTATGTGTTCTGATATGTCTCGTTGGTGTTATTGCTCTCGACGGAACTATTGTTGTTTCCCGTGTTGCTGTTGAAGTCGCCTTCAACACTACCGTCTTGGGCATAGCATAGAGACCCGAGCAAGATCAGGGATATGGCAGCGCATCTGGTTCGCATTCCACCTCCAGAACATCTCGGACGTTAGCATCATCACACATAACCCGAAGGCCAGCGTCATGAAAGCCCATCGCAGCCAATGTTTCTGCATTTTTTCTAGCCTCACAATGCTCGTCCCCCATGCAGACCGAAGGAAGAACAAGAGGGCTTGGTGATTTAATCTCTGCGCAGCCGAGCAACAGAAGTGCTGGCAATAAGCGCATCATTTTCGCTCAATCAACCTGTCAATCTTTGCATCAAGCCCGTCGAGCCGGTGCATTACTCGGTCCATCTGGGCGCTGCTCTCGCTCTTGGTCACATATTCTTCGCGCGTGCGATTAATAAGTATCTGCAAACGCGTCACCTCACTAACCCAGCTCTTAACCCAGAACCCGACCCCAGCAATCACTATGGACAAAAGCCCATTCCACATAACATCCATGTCCATTTGCGTGTCCGTATTCTATTTTCACCTCACCTTAGCACACCGAAAACAATTTTAAAACATTTCGCCGGGGGCTTGTGCCCTGACCCTTGCGCTGTTAACACTACGTTACAAATGGAGGGCATCATGTCTAGAGACTTAAAGCAAATCGGGCCAAGGATCCGCGAGGACATCGCCTTGGCACTTAAAGAACACAGTCGCAACACCCGCATGAGCGTGTCGCTGCTCGTCGAGCGGGCGGTCGCCGCAATGCTGGACGAGGCGGGGGTGGATCTTGATTACGATTGGAATTGATCCCGGCTACCGCACCGGCGGAGTTGCGCTGATTGGCGAAGACTGGGCCGAGGTGCACGACCTGCCGGTCTACACCGAAGGCGGCGTCGACGTAATTGCGCTACTCGATATCATCAACAGCGCCGGCCCTGTGCAGCATATTTGGCTGGAAAAACAACAGGCTATGCCAAAGCAGGGCGTCGTGTCAGTGTTTAAGCTGGGGTTTGCCTACGGCCAGATCATCACGACTGCCGCCCTGTCTGGTCACCCGTACAGCGAAGTGCGGCCGGCCAAGTGGAAGTCGAGCATGAATTTGCCGAAAGATAAGGACGCCGCCCGCCGTCAGGCGCAACAATGGTTTCCTGATTTAGCGCTGCGGATGAAGCGCAAGAAGGATGAACACCGCGCCGAGAGCTTACTCATAGCGGCGTATGGGAGGGGAGAGAGATGACTGTAAAATTTGACATGACCAACGAGGAGTATCACCTCGACCCGGCGCTCAGCGCTAGTGGGACCAAGACAATCGCCATGCACGATCTGGCGACGTTCAAGTATGCCGAGCGCAAGGAGAGCACCGCATTCGACGTCGGGACGGCGACACACACGTTTGTGCTGCAACCC